TCTTTCAGTGAGATGTCCCGTGAAGAAAAATTTGAACATGTTGATATCCTCACGACCTTGCTAGAAAAGCAACAAGTGATGTATACTAGGTTATCTCTTTCAGACGATCCACAAGCGATCGAGATGAAAGAGAATTTACGCAAGTCAGTCGCATTAATGGGTTTCCCACCTGAGACTGATATACAAACCTTATTTGATAGTATGAATGCCACAATCTCCTCTCTCAAAAACTATATTGACGGTTGAGGCAATCTTTGCTATACTATCCAAGTAAATCCCCAAATCCAAACAAATCCGAGGTAATCTAAATGTCTTTTGCTGATCTTAAAAAGCAATCCAAACTGGGTTCCCTGACCCAAAAACTGGTCAAGGAAGTCGAAAAAATGAATAATGCAGGTAGTTCAGGCGATGATCGTCTGTGGAAACTTGAGTGCGATAAGAGCGGTAATGGTTATGCCGTTATTCGTTTCCTTCCCGCTCCTAATGGTGAAGATCTTCCATTCGTTAAACTGTATTCTCATGCCTTCCAAGGTCCTGGTGGTTGGTACATTGAGAATTCTCTGACCACTCTGGGACAGAAGGATCCTGTGTCTGAGTACAACACGATGTTGTGGAACAACGGCACTGATGCAGGCAAAGATGCTGCACGTAAGCAGAAGCGTAAACTGACCTACGTTGCTAACATCTATGTGGTGAAGGATCCTGCTAATCCCGAGAACGAGGGTAAAGTCTTCCTGTATAAGTTCGGTAAGAAGATCTTTGATAAGATTACTGCCGCAATGCAACCTGAGTTTGAAGACGAAGAAGCAATTGATCCCTTTGACTTCTGGCAGGGTGCTAACTTCAAACTGAAGGCAAAGAACGTTGCCGGTTATCGCAACTATGACTCTTCAGAGTTCGCACGTCAAGATGCTCTGTTGGACGATGATGATGCAATGGAAGCAATTTGGAAGAAGCAGTATTCTCTCCAAGAGTTTGTTGCTCCTGACCAGTTCAAGGACTATGATGCTCTGAAGAAGCGTCTGGACTATGTGCTCGGCATCAAGGGAACGACTAAGTTCCAAGACCAAGAGAGCATTGAGGAAGAAGAAGAGTTCCGTCAGCAAAATCGTGGTGGAGAACCTATGCCACAATCCATGAAGGACGAACTCAATTCTCTGAGTGGTAATAGTGGTGGTTTCAATGACCCCGATATCACCGGATCCTCTAATGAAGATGATGATACTCTCTCATACTTTGCCGCACTCGCAGCAGACTGAGTTTAGTTAGGGATTGTGACTTTGGTATTCTCGGTGCGAATGAGACTTTCATTTACAAACTCTGAGGATAATCCATAAGTCATAATATCTCTCATATCATTTAAAAATTGTTGTAAATATCCTCGTTTTAGTAAATAAATCGAGGATTTTTCATTATTCTTACGAGTTTCATATTCCCAGTTAGTCACACCTTGTCTAACATTACCACCTGATAACGAAACTTTAGATCCACCATCACTATAATTTAAGGTAAAATCTTCGTTGACATCTTTACCAGCAGGAAGAATTAATCTACCTTTTGAATCTTTAACTTCTATTGTTTCATAATGATGAATGTTTGATAAGTTCTCAACACCATACTTATTTTCCACATGATAATATAAGTGATAGTTTGAAAGGGGCCATTCATCTCTGACATTGATAATACCGGCAGTCATTAGGACAACCCAATCAAGTTCTGCACTCCCATAAAATTCTTCTGCAACAACATCAGGTCTTGCACCTTCAGGGATTTGATATTTATTGAAGAGTGTAAAAACATTCTGTAAGTCATCACGCAACTTATTTCTTCTGAATAAATTTTTGACTGTTAGATAATCTTTAGATGAAATTGCATCAGACAAAAATGACTGATATTCTACATCCGGTAGTTCTCTGAAGTATCCCATTTTTAGTATCCTACTGTGGTATCTTTTTCATCATAGTCCTCATCATAAATTGGTTGAATTTCTTTGAATTGCAATGTCATTATCATTGATATTGGTTCACCATCTTCATAAGTAGCATAAGTACCTTCTCCAGTATAATTCACTGACATATTTTCTAAAAAACACTGCTTAAATTTATTTAAGTATGGATGTTCTCCAGATCCTTTTCTATAAGACAATTCAAAAACACTTGGTGTACCCAAATAAGTAACACTAGTAGCAGAAGCAGCACCACTTGTTGTTGTCTTTGGTGCCATATATTGTTTAAACACTCTTATAATAGTTTTAACTTCTTCTGCTTCATCTTTTGTTCTAGGGGTAAATTTAAAGGAAAACCCAAATCCACGCAATGTTGGACCATTAAATAAAAGTTCCATATTTGGATTAAATACTATTCCCTGTTCCCTAGCAAGTAATTGATTTACAGATACATTTCCACCAAAAACTGAAATTGCCTGTGATGCAAAATATTTTGTTGCCAAAGATTGCAGTCCTGCTCTTCCTCCAAGTGCATCATATTGATCTTTTAATGCATCTGTAACTTTCGTTTTTGCATCGTTAGCTGTATCACTAAGACTTTGAACAGTAAAATTCTCCCCCAAATCCATAAAATTCGTGATTCCCTTAAGGGCAGCTGCAGTAATCGTATTCATATTTGAGTCTGAATATGATACTGTATTGCCATCTTGAACATTTGATGGCATAGGTAAAATTACATCTTGCAGTATACTTTTGCCACTTTTGTTATTTTGCCTTCTTTTTGGATCACTTACAAGTCCTCCTCCTATTGGGTCATATTCAAGCACTTTTATATGCAAATAATCAGTCGATTCATTCAATACTGCAAGAGGATATCTTAATATTTGTTTGTTTTTAGCATTTGGCTTTTTTGTATTTCTTGGTTTAAATTTTTCTCTTCCACGTTTGTATTGTATTGGTACGGCAGGTCTTTCAGTAGGAGTAGGAGTAAGTAATTCCCTAGTAGCATTAATTTCTGCAGCAGTGTTAAAAGATTGGGGTGTATTTGATGTCATCTATCTCTCTTTTTAGCTATTTAGAACGAACTTTAGTAAAATTGAGTTCTATGACATCAGATATCTCTTCCGGATAGATTTCATAAAGTCCTCCGATAATCTGGTCATAGGTATATTGTCTTCTATCTCTCCAGTGAAAGTTGATGCCACGAAAACCCCAAGAGAAGACTTCAGTCACACCCACAAGAGGATGTTGGTCATATGCTCTTCCTGTTGTTTTAGCATCATAAAAGAAGGTGTAATATTTTCCGACAGATGCACTCTTCCCACCTTCATTTAGAACACTGATGAGTTCTGTCATAATATCATCAGCATCTTCTGTTCCAATCAAACCACGAACAACACCACGCACACGATTTTCTTGATCGTCTGTTGGATTTTTTCTTTGTTTGAGTGTCTTTCTTGGCATTACTTAATACCGAGTTCGTTTTCTGTAAGAACTTTAAACTCATAACCACGATCTAAACACCATTCTTTGGCAGCATTCCATTTTGCCTGATTTTTGGCATACTCAACAACTTCATAGATATAACCCTTTGTCTTTCTCTTTTGGACTTTGGGTTCAATACACTGTTTATATGGTTTAATTTCAATAATCATTTTTTTAATCTTACCATTATTCTCTTTAACCTTGATATAAAAATCAGGGAAGTATCTGTGGTATCGATTATCAACAGGAGAACGATAGGGGATGGTGTTTATTTCACTCCCCCACTCCAATATATTTTCATTCATATCACAATATCTCATAAATTTACGCTCCCATAAGGAACGATAAATGATATTGTTTGGATCACCTTTATACTTTCTAGGATAAGATGGTTTGTAATATCCCTTATATGACATCTAAATAACTAATAATAAAGTAGTCGTATAGGTATTTATAGATGGCAGTACCATCAATTAGAAGTAATTTGGTAAGAGATGCAAAGGATATTTTTGGTAAGATATCACAATCAAATCACTATGAAGTGAGTTTTTCTTCTCTAAAAACTCCCATACTAAATCACATTAAAACAAGATTTGGAACTGACTTAAAAGATTTTACATCTCGTAAGGCTGGACTTCTTTGTTCTGATGCATCTCTTCCAACAAGTGGATTTGCAACTGCAGAAACAAAAGGTGATTTTATAGGAATACCGCAAGAGTTTGCTCATACGAGATTATATACTGATATTGATTTTACTTTTTATGTTGATGATTGTTATGAAAATATAATACTTTTTGAGGGATGGATAGATTATATTTCAAGTGGAAGTGGAAGTGAAACTAAAGAAGATGATTTAAGTTACTATAGAAGATTTAGATTTCCTGAAGGGGAAAAAGGATATAAAATAGAAACAATGTATATTACCAAATTTGAAAAAAGTTACAATAAAACAAAGAGAAAGATATATTATCAGTTTAAGAATGTATTTCCAAAAACGATGACATCCATTCCAGTTTCTTATGGACCTGCAGATTTACTTAAAGTGAATGTGACATTTAATTATGATCGATATATTATGAATTATAAGGGCAATAACTCAAAACCAAGTCCTAATGAATTTGATCCAAATGCACCCGATCTTCTTTCAGAAGAGCAAAGAGTATCTGTACCACAATTTTCAGGTGATCCATATGTAGATCAAAATAGTATTTTTCCCACTTCCGCTCCCCGTTTAGACATCTAAATAACTAAACCTGAATTGTATTTTTTAAAATGCCTTTACCTAAGATTAATACACCAACTTATGAGTTGGAATTGCCTTCTACTGGAAAAAAAATTAAGTATCGTCCATTTCTAGTAAAAGAGGAAAAAGTATTATTGATGGCATTAGAATCTGAAGATATGAAGCAGATTTCTAATGGAATCGTTCAGATTCTGAATGATTGTATTCTAACAAGAGGAGTTAAGGTTCAAACTCTTGCAACTTTTGATATTGAATATCTTTTTCTTAATGTACGTTCAAAGTCTGTGGGGGAAAGTGTAGAAGTCAATATTACTTGTCCTGATGATGGTGAGACGACTGTAGAGATGTCAATTGACATTGATTCAATTAAAGTTAAAAAGAATAAGGATCATAAAAATATTATTAAGTTGGATGATACTTATTCGATGAAGTTAAAGTATCCTTCTTTTGATCAGTTTATTGATAATAATTTTGAGGTAAGTGGAAATTCGAGTGACGTAAGTAAATCACTTGATATGATTACATCTTGTATTGAGATGGTATATGATGAAGAAGAGAGTTGGAATGCTTCTGATTGTTCAAAAAAAGAATTACAGCAATTTGTTGATCAACTAAACAGTAAGCAGTTTAAAGAGATTGAAAATTTCTTTACAACGATGCCAAAATTATCTCATTTAATTGCTGTAAAGAATCCTAATACGGGAGTTGAATCTGAAGTTGTACTTGAGGGTCTGGCAAGTTTTTTCAGTTAGGTATGGCTCATACTAATCTTGAGTCATACTATAAGATTAATTTTGCTATGATGCAGCATCATAAATACTCATTAAC